CTTACGCGCCAACTGTCGTTAATTCAGACAACGGACCATTACCGGACAACGTACCTTTAATCGTGGCAGCATCATCGTATTTCGTCGACAGGCTGAAATCAGTAACAGCCGCCCAGCCGGTACGATATTTCTTATCCGGATATTCAAACTTGACATGGACCAGTTGGCCATCATTAAAGGCATCTTCCAGGAACTGAGAGCCGGCATCGTTCAAAATGACGACAGATTCCAGGTCGATACTCCATTCACGGAGACCGGCCAGCGAAGACTTCCAGCCACCAGACGTTTTATTGCTGGCGTCAATAGAATCGGCCTTACGCGTCAAATCACCACTACGCTGACCACCCAGCAAGGTCCAGGTCGGCGTAGCTTCCGTTTCGCCCGTATTCAAGTAAATCAGGTAATCCTTGCCGGCGGTAGCTACAGAGCCGGTATTTGTCGGTGTTGCATATTTACGTGCCATATAAGCACCCTCCTATTCTGTATACGTAACTGTGAACTGGAAAATGGCCAGGCCGATGCTCGTCATCCCTGCCGGCGTGGCAAATAAGATCTTATCGACGTTGCTGCTTTCGGCCCAGCCATCAATTGTTTCATTTTCACGCAGCACTTCATCAACTTCCATGGCCAGGTCTTCGATATACTGCGCATCTGTCTCTTTCCCTTTCGGGTTCGGTGAGATAATTTCAATCGTGAAGACAGCCGAAGCCTGGCGCTTTCCCTTGCTGAATGGCTCGTAAGTAATCGAGTCACAGCAGATATACCCGGTCAGCTCCTTCGGATACGCCGGGCCAGATACGGCATTCAGCCATACCATATCGGGGAATTCATCTTTCAAAATCTCACAGATTTCATTGGCAATCTGACGGAATCGGTTCATCATGCACGGGATAAGCGGATTACCCCGACGCCCCCTTTCCCGCTGCCATCAATGCCGTCGATAGCAAAGTCAGCATAAGTCAGCCGGCTTTCCAGGTCCTTTGCCATCTGAACGTACATCTTATATTTCTGGAAATAAATATCTTCAGAACGGCTGCCATCAACCATAACCGTCGTATCCGAGCCAACCATAGAGGCGGCACATTCCCGGCAGGCCACTGCTTTTCCCAGCTGTTTAATAGCCAGGCGCGCCGGCAGTTGAATATCAGCGTCAGACAGGCTGAAAGAAGCGGCTAAACGATGAAGGTAATCATTGGCATAGTCGACGTCACAGTCTCTGCACGTTAGGATGTTGTCTGTAATATCTGCTAATGTAATGAATTCCATCATTTTACCTCCTCAAAAACCCGTCGGACAGCATTTTCAAACCGGCCGATGATTTGCCGTTTATTGGCGTTGGCTGCATTAAAGATGAAGGGATCTCGTTTGGTTCCCGGATGGTAAACCCGTTTTGCAAAAACGAACTTGCCGCCGGCAGTCCAGCGCAGGGCCAACTTCCGTTTCGGCGTAATAACATGCTTTGGCGTTCCTTGATGCAGGTAAATGGTAATCTTTCGGGTCGTGCCGACGGTACCCACCCAGGTATCCCCGCTGAACTGGACATTGGATTCAATGGATCGCTCAGCCTCACCAGAACGCGTAACAAACTTATGCTTCTCACGGGCTGTCCGCTGAACGTCACGGACCGATGACAGCATAGCCGAGCGAAGCTGTTGCCGTGCCCCTCTGGAAATACGGTCCAGCCTGGAAATCGCTTCATCCAGGCCCTGGACCTCAATCTTCAATTCCATCGGCTTACGCGCCGGCAGTCGGGTTTGCCGTCATGCAAGCCAGGGCGTTCGGCTGTACGACCTGAGCCCCATAAACGAACAACCCTTTAATAGCATCACAGAAAGATTTTTCGGGCCGGAAAGCTTCCGTCTTGGTGACCTGGGATGCAAAGGAAATGGCATCCGTTGTACCGGCCAGGATTTTGTACTTCGCATTGGCCGTATTCGGGACGTTGTTGGACTGATAAATATTGAATCCGGCCGCCGTGCCGATAAACCCATTGGACAGGACGGCGTCAGTCTTGGCCGTACCAGCAGCAACGAAACGTTCGTCTTTAAGCATCAGACCATAGAACCAGGACGGGACGACAACGAAGCGGCCGTCTGCCCGGACGTTCTTATCATCTAATGCGCATTTGAGGTCGACCAAGGATTCATAGGCCTGTGCTGCTGTAGTCAATGCCAGCGGCGTGGCATCCGTACCAAGGCCTTTCGTGACGCCGGCTTTTTTGTAGAAACTGGCGATGTACTGATCCACAACATCGCGGACGCCATAAGAAGCGCGCTGCATGGCTGCATCAATCAAGTTGACGTTGGCCTGAGCGGCATCGACATCATCGACCTTGAAAGCAAAGTATTTCTGCTGGTCGATTTTGAGCTGGGTCGGCGTGCCATCGACGTCATCCAGTGTAATGTCTTCCGTCTTTTTGTAGTCCTTGATAGAAATATCACCAATCTGATTGATAATAACCGTATCGCCAGCCTGGGAAATGTCGCCTTCATAATCACGGTTACATAAGTTGCCGTAAATCAAGGCTTTATCGAGATGTGCCAGCAATCTGGCTTCCCAAATCGTAGGAATAAATGTGGTGATTGCCATTATTCTTTCACTCCTTTACTGATATCCGCCCAGTGCTCATTGATTTCGGCCCTGGACATGTCTTTTAAATCATCCATCGTATACGTCTTGCCACTGGAACCGCTGCCGCCAGACGAGCCACTGCCCGAGTGACTGTCATTTTTTACGGCCCAAGGATTTGCACTAAGCCAGCCTTTGACGCCGTCTACAATCGAAAGCTCCTTATCCCCATCTTTGTAGACAAGGCTGCCGTCATCTTTGGCACTAATGTTGCTAAGCAACACCTGTGCAAAGACATCCGGTTTGACGGCCTTGCCATCTGTAAGAGCTGCCATGACTTGAGACTTCATGACAGACTGGATGCGTTTTGCCTTTTCTTCGGCGGCTTTCTTTTCACTGGCCGTATATTTGTCAGTCAAATCCTTGACCTGTTTCTGCAGTGTTTCCATCTGCGTCCCCATTTTCTGAGGGTCTCCACCTAACTGCTGGAGGACGGACAAGGTCGTCGCTAAATTTTTGATAGAATCGTCGACATTATCGCCATCACGCAAGCCAAGGGCGTCCAGCACCTTGTTCCGAGAGATGCGATTATTGGCCGCTTCACTGCGTACTTTGCTGATCTCGGTCTGCAAGTCAGCCACCATAGAACCGCCGTTTTCGATTTTTCCTAAAGCTTCAAAAATTTGCTGTAATGTGTAAGCCATTTTGTACCTCCTGGGTATAAAAAAAGAACCGTTCTTTTACGTCTGCGGTCCGCGTCTGGCGGCGAAAAGACAAGATATAAAATTGCAACAAAAAAGCGCCTACGTCAGGTAAACGCTTTATACTGAATGCCAAATAATAGAATCGACATCCTCTTCTTTAATAAACGAATCAATATTGTTATCATCTTCTACGTGATAATCATACTTCCCATCGTTTCGACGGTAAACATCTAAAACAGTAACTTCTTGCCCACTCTTTAGCCTAATTACATCGAGTTCTTGTGCTTTCATAAAACCACCCACATCTAATCCTTCACATAGATACTTGTAAGCCTCGGGGCGCTTTCCCCCTTATCAAATTGCCAACAAGTTCTAACCTTTGCAGATTTACCATTAGGCCCTACAAGAATCATATCTGCAAAATACTTGTTCCCATACGATGATTTTCCGTTGGGAACGGCTAAAACAATCGGCAAATGACGTCTTACATTTTCAATAAGCTCATTACCATTACTTAAATTATAGCCTAATGCTTTTTGAAAGGCAATTGCTTTGTACTTGCCTTTTGGATGGTCCGGGTTTAAAGCATATTTGAATATTTTCCCATCAGGAATCACCGCCTGCCCATAATTGGGTAATACATGAAATCGACTGATTCCAGTATCATCCGACCAATTACGCATATATTCGCGCCAGTCGGCCCGTCCCTGCTCCCAGGCGTGGGCCACGTCAATTCCCAACAAATGACAGCGCTTTGCGTGTGACTGCCGCTTGAGGTAGGCATCACCGCCATCCTTGATGTGATTGCGCTGCCGACTCGTGTCGATTTCAGTCACGTAGACCAGCGACAGATGGCAGAGACAGTGTGGATGAACCGGCAATGCGGGCGTCTTATCTTTTGGGAAGATACCCGGCCCCAGTCCCCAAAGGTTTGCCTGGGCATACATATCGCAGATGTCATAATGAGGATGACGACTGGACAGCGTCCACTTGTAAGCGGCGACATCATCGTCCGTATCGTAACGGGCATGGAAGCCATCAGCCCAGGCACGGGCCGCTTCTGTCCGGGCAATGCGTTCGGCCACGTAACGGCTCTTTTCTTCCAGGGCTACATGAACCGCCCTGTCCAACGCCTTTTCGCTTCCATCGGCCACGGCGTTCAATAACTCGCTGTACGCCGTTTTAAGGGCTTGATTCGGGGCGCCATGTTCTCCTATCAGCGCCACTTGTCGGCGGGCTCTGCGGACGAGCTGGAGCATCTGCGCCCTATCTGCGGCAGTCAGTTCCGACCGCCTGGCAAAATTCACAATATCCTGCAAATACTTCGGCATTTCCTGCTGCCTGACGACAGCCTGCCCGCTGCGGTATCCATCATACAGCTGCCGGGCCGCCTGCATGGCATGACGGTTCTGTTTCAACTGATTCTTGATGGTACTGACGACACGGGCGCGCATTTCTTTGTCAGCGCCATGGAGTTTCTTCGACAAAGTCATCCCTGACGCATCCCAGGCTTCTTCGAGTTGCGAAGGGAGCAGAGGAATGGTCTGCCCATAGCCGGCTTCACACGCCTCTTTGACAGCCTGTCTGACAGCATCCATAAAGACATCGCTGATTTTATAGGTCAGCCAGGCCTGTTCTACAATGGCCTTAACATCCCCGTCTTCATCCAAATTGTCGATGACGTAAAGGGCAACGGCATCAACGGTCCGTTGAAATACTCGGCTAAAACGCTTCAAGATTCCCGAAATAGGGCTTTTCATCAAGCATCACTCCCGTCAGGCTTGTCCTCACCTGGCTTAGGGACCGGAGGCTCTTCCGGCGGTTCTTCGGGGGCTGTCGGCTCTGCATTCGTTTTATCGTCCTCTGACTTCTGCATCTGCTCAACGAGTTCATCAAAGCGCTCATCAGGAATATCCGGGCAATAAGCTGCCATGACTTTCTTGAGCACTTCTTCCCGCAAGCCGTCTGTCAGATCCATATCCAGGACCATCTGCGCCTGGGTCAATTCATTAGCCACATCAACGATACCGAAGTCATCAGGATACGTCACCGTATACTCAATATCGCTGTTCAGCCACTTGGCCACGACTTCCATAACAGACTCTTCGGCTCTGGCACACTGCAGGGAGAAGTTGGCCAACTGCTGATTTGTCCGTTCAAACTCCCACTGCCTTGCGATGCCACTGTTGTTGTTCTGCGACGTATTGATGACGAAGGACAAGTTGGCCATGCGATACATTTCTTGGATGAGGGACGCAATCTGGTTCTGCAGGACCGTCGCCGGATCAGACGGCGGGGCAATGAATGCCGGCGCATGACTGCAGTCCGGGTTATACCCCAGCGCGTTGTTCGTCCCAACGACCAGGTCATTGACGTCCAGTGATGGGATTGTCAGCAGCGGAAACGTCTGGTTCCGCAAAATTTCACCCAGCCAGGAACAATGATTGTACAAGGCTTTGGCCGTCCGGGCAATCGGCAGCAGGTCCGGCACCGGGCGCATTGTCTTCTGCTCCAGCATCCGCGAAAAGAGAGGTACGACTGGCACACATCCAAGACCATGCTCGCCAGACGACTTCATGAGTTCATCGCCCCAGACTTCCCAGCGCTTCCGGTCATAATAGACGTACCGATATTGAGGCGCGCCGTCCTTGATACTGGCAACTTCCTGGAATTGGATGTACAGTAAGGCGCCCGTCTTATCAACGCCATATTCCACTAAATCCTGCGGCCCCAGGACGTAAGCAAAGGGGAATTCCCGCTGCTGCAGCATTTCGGCCAGCGTCCGCGCCTGTAGCTCACGGACGTTGTCGATGACGATGAACGACACGCCGTAGACCTTGGCCATGATAGCGGCCCGCTTCATGAACATATGGATGTCGGTACCACTGGTATCCACGTCTTTCAAGAATTCTTTGATGGTCGGGGCCGCCGGCCCGGAATAGTCACGCAACGGCTGCCTTTTAAAAATAGGATCTACCAGGGCGTTGACGATAGGGCTGAAATAATTCAAGTAGTATGCGTTTTTCTGGCGGAAGCGGTAATCATCATCTGCTTCCCGTTTATGCTTGTTCAGGTACTGGCCCGTTTCAAAGCCGCCGGACCCATAATAAGCGTCTTTAAGCAGCGTGTAATCCATAAAAGCTCCCTCCTAAAAATTAACGCGCCGGGATACGATTTTATCCCGGTTCATGATTTCAGACAGCCCATAGCGTACCGCGTCGATACTATGATTATTGGCATCTGGGTAAGCGCTGATGAACTGACCGTCTTTGTTGCGGTCATACTCGTAAGTGACGAATTCTTTGTACGTATTCGGGCAACGCCGCTTGTCGATGTAGATATGCGCGCGGTTCTGAAGCCAGCGCATCCCGAAGTCTATACTGTCCGGGCCTTTGCGGGCGCCAGAAATGCGAAGCCCATAATCGCTCATTTCGGCAATGCTCTTCGGTTCGGCTGCATCGGCCAGGATGCGTCCACCGTTAATGCGAACCTTGATGGCCTTAGCCGCCTGGCTGTTCGTCATCTTCTGCCGGTACAACTCATCAAAGATATACAGATCTTCTCGTTTCGCATCGTAGTACATAGCAACATAAGCTAGCGGATCCACGGCAAAACCAAAGTCCAGACCGTAGTACAACCTGTCAAAATTTCCGACAAATTCATTGCTCATAGCCATATCTTCGACGTTCTCAAAGACAGCCCCGCCGGTGCCGGTGACTTCGCCGAGATACTCATGACGATAGGCTGTTTCATTACGTGCCTTAAGCTTCTCCGCGTCTTCAAAGAAGCGGCCCCCCAGCCATTCCCTGGGTACGCCAAGATATGTCGAATGGTGGACCAGCCTGTCTGGATCATCAAAAAGTTTCTCCTCGTTGACCCAGTTGTTTTGTGACTTCGGCGGGTTGAAAGAGCAGAACTCCCAAAAGACAGGGCCGCCGCGCAGCAGTGACTGGTTGAGGTTGCGGATTTCTTCCATCCCCGTAAACTGGTCCAGCTCTTCAATCCAACAAATCCCGACATAACCGAACGGCAGTTTGATGGACTTGATTTTCTGCGGGTCGTCGACGCCGAAGAATAGTATCTTCTGGCCGGTCTTCTTGTACGTAATTTCATGAGGCGATGTCTTGAAACGGAACTTATCTGTCAGCCCCAGGGCATCAATGCCCCACTGCATTTGAGGGTAGACGCTGTTCTTAATGGTATTGCCAATCTTACGCAGCACAACGGCATGACATTCAGGATTCTTGATGAGCAGTTGTGGAATCTCGACACTGACGTCCGACGACTTCGTAGATCCGCGGCCGCCTTCCAGCCAGTAATAGGTGTGGCCATGCTGCTTTATATCCTGATGCAGGCCCCAGAAATGAGGCGCTATGATATTACTCAGTTTTACAGTCTTCATGGCCCGCTCCTATATCATCAATAATCTGAACGTCGTTATCGTCATTCTGCCCAGCGTCCTTCAATTCCTGTTCCAGCTTGGCCAGCTTCAGCCGCTGCTCTTTCGCATCCATATCGGACGGGTATCGCTTCAGCAAATTTTCCGCCGCCTTGATACGGTCGCGGACAGACGCCCGCGTTTCTACCAGACTGGCTTTACTACATCCATCACCCGTGCCCTCAACGACAATCTGTACATCCTTGACTTCACCGCGCAGCGTCGCCGTCAGGAACTTTAGGACCTCATCGGCCTTCGCGATACGCTTGTCTTCCAACGCTTTGAGCCTGGCAGTGATAGCGGCCTTGATTGTAGTATTTTGTAGTAGTTTTGAAGCGTTAGTATTTATGTATTTCTCACTATATCCGGCCCGCCGTGCCGATTCCGTGGCATTCCCGGTCTCAATATAATAATCAATAAATCGCTTCTGTTTCTCTGTCAGCTTCACTACATGCTCACCACCATCCTCTTTTCAGGCATGAAAAAAAGAACCTTGCCGGATGGGAGGCCACCTTCCAGCGCAGTTCTTCTTAACAGTGTGTGGGCCGAGAACACAGCATGACCGCCATCAGGCTGTATTCCTTCGGCCCCTCTTTTCACGATTTCATTATACCGCACTTTTTTGCCTTTTTCATTCGCGGGATATTTCCCAAATAAAAGTTATCCACAATCCATCCACAAACGCCTAATCAATAAAAACGAATCGTGTTTGTATAGGCATGGCCCGCAGTCCGAAATAACGGTTGGCCAGTTCCTGCAAGGCGTCTTTGCCGTGCTTGAAGCAGAACGACGTGCTGGCATTGACCATCTTGGCCGTCCATTCCCAGTTTTTCGCGCCGTCAATGTAGTAGATCTCTAAAATCTTCTGGTCCGTTTCATCCAATTCGTGGAAGCATTTCGCCAGGCGGTCCATGCGTGTCTTGATATCCTTGACGTTCTGCTGCAGTCGCTTCCGGTCGTCCTTGAGCTGTTCATGGCGCAGGTAGTCCGATTCTTGCGTACTCGTCCCGTCACCACCGCCACACCCACCGGACCCCGACAAAGCCGGCACTTTCGGGACCGGCTCTTCAGCTAGTGTCCAGGTAATATCGTCGATACGCATTTCCATGTCTTTGATGTAGTCCGTAAAGGCAACATAGTTTAGCAGATAATTGGTAATAATCAGAACATAATCATTATGGCCTTGAACGATTGACATTGAACTACCTCCCTTTAAAAGCACGACGGAACGCCTCTTCGGCTTCGTCTTTACGATGAGCGGAGCAATCCCGCTCGTTCTTGCACTTGCGCACAAACTGCCCGAACTCGTCCGGGAACCAGTAGAAGTCCCCGTCATCCAGAAGCCGCCCGCAGAACGCGCAGCGGCTCCGGTGCGGGACGAGGGTCCCAGGATTTAGTTCCGGCTCCCGACTCCAGGGAATCAATGGCGGTTTTCGTCTCCGCCGTCTGTTTTTGCGCCCCATGTCCGTTATAAGCCTCCTATCGTGATGGAGAATTTCTGGTCCGGGCTGCTGATACCCAGGATAGTTGCTAACGTCGCTTCGAGTTCTATTCTTTCTGCTTTAGTCATGGTTCATGCTCCTTTTCTTTGGCTTCTTCGTTCGTAATCAAAAAATCTAAATACTGCCGGGCCTTCATAAGGTCTTTCAGCGGTGTCCCCTTTGCCGGGTAGCGGTACAGGTACTTGACGATATTGCCGATATACATTGCATCAGCTCCCGTCGCTCCGCTGGTCATGATTTCAATGGCCTTGGTACATTCCGTACCGCGCCAGGTGTAGTGGTCCGGGTGTTGCACGTCATTCATCTGCATCATTCCTTCCTATAGCATTTCGCTGAATATGCTTTCAAAAATTAGTACGGGGATGGAGTTCCCAGCTTGCTTATACAGCGCTCGTCGGGAATTAACACCGGCGGCCGCTTCAAAATCCTTGTCGCTGTATCCTTGTAATCGCCAACATTCTTTTTCCGTCAAGTATCTGTATTTGCCATTACCTATAGGAAGACAGCCACTTCCTGGCGCTCTGTCTGGTCGCTCCGTGATTGTGTAGCAGTAATCTTTGATAATCGGCAGACGGCGCACAGTCCCCGTTTTCCCGATTGCCCGCAACATGCTGGGCGCTTTGACGGTATAAAAGTCGTCTACCGGACCGTCCTCTAGATAGTTAGCAATGGGTTGCATAGGCCTTTGTTTGAGTGCATCAAAGTCAAAATCTTGACCGCCCAACACCGATATAGTGAATATTCGCTGTCTGGCTTGCGGCAAGCCAAAGTTTCTAGCATCCAACATGCGAAAACTGCTTGTATATCCCAGCTTTTTCAACTCGGTCATGTACCGCTCATGGTTATGCACCATGTAGCGACTTCTTACATTCTTCACATTTTCCCAGATTATAATTCTCGGTCGCCACAATCCCATGTTTTTGACGATATTTAGCGTTTCCCACATGAGCGACGATCGAGTTCCGCTTCCGGGGTCCGCTCCCTTTTGACGGCCCGCGATGGAAAAGTCCTGGCAAGGGCTGCCGTGAATGAGAATATCCGGCTTTAAATTCCATCCGCGAACGTCCTGCGTTTTGTACGGGAGTTCGCTTGCAAACATGGCATTGTAGCTTCGCACCGCTTTTTCGTCGATTTCTACATAATCTATCGCTTTTACGGGAATACCTAAATTCCGCAACGCAACTCTAGGGCTGCCGATTCCGCCGAACAATTCCAATATTTTTAGCAATTGAATCACCTTCATTCATCTGCATCAGCCACCTTTTGGAAACGCCATTTCCAGGTGACGTCCGGGTATTTTTTGTGGTCCACTTCACTCATGAACATGCGCAACGGCCGCACCCAGATGATGTGTGGGACGTCTGTATCCCGGTACACCACGTCCAGCCCGTCCCTTTCTGTATCTCCTGCAATGCAGATGATTTCATAGATATGGCCCTTAAAGTGCTTCCACTTTTCCCCAGGTTTCGGGTAAACATGTTCGTAGACAAGTTTCATGGCATTCATCCCTTTCATCCCGTAATTTTTCCAGCAGCTCCGTAGATCTTTTAATGCGTTTCGTGATGGCGCCTTTATTACTAAGCGCCCTTTCGTAATTCTTGAAGCAATTCCCGACTGCGATATTCAAAATATCTCTGTTTGTATTGTGGTTGATGGTGCTATAGATGGTATCTTCATCGTCAACGTAATAATAAGTTTCGCCGTCTGTCGGGACGAACAGCTTGTTTATCTTTTCGGCGATTCTTTGCACCGCTAGTTTTATCCCGATTTCCGGGTTAAATGCGTCGTTCGGGTGGCATTTCGCCTTCCCCTTGTAAACCGTTTCGCCATCTTTGTCCACGTACCATACTTTGATAGTTCCGTTGGGATAACATTTAATCGTATCCAATCCGGCTGTAAAGAGTCCTAATTTCGGGGCTTCTCTTAGGAGAATATCGTTCAGATAATCCTTGAAAATACCACTGTCTCCAAGTTTTGCATCGAACTTCGGAGTCTTTCCGAGAGGCTTCTGCCAATCTTCAAATGTTCCCACGGTGTCGTAGCCATTGAAATCCCGAAAACGGCCATTCGTTAGTTTGCACGTATCGAATACGACGCAAGTGTCACATTTCTTTTCGTCACAATATGCTCTTATCGTGTTTACTGCCATTTTTGCCATCTTGTCATCTATCATTTTTTGACCTTCTTTCTAAGTTTGGGATGCAGTTCGTTGAGCTTGTCGTCCGGCATGGGAATAATCTTGATTTCGGCGCGCGGCCATACCGGGTCGACGCCTGCGATGCAGCTATAGGCCACATCAGCAATATAGCCATCGTCCTCTACGATGCCGGCTTTCTCTAAAATGTCTGCCGTCGCCTGGACCAGCCCGAACAGGTCAGGCCAGCCCTTGCGGTTCGGCATGTAGTATTCGACGTTCATCCGGGCCGCGCAAGCAATCGTACGGAAGCTCCTCGGCTTCTGGGTCATCAGCTGATACAGAGCCGCCTTCTCATAGTCCCGGTACTGCTTAGACTGGATGAGCCCATAGTGGGTCTTGGTCATACTGTTCTTCTTGGTCATCGGGCGGCCGTCTATCGTGAATTTATAAACCATGGGGGCCTCCTAGAACGGAATCTCTTCGTCGTCCGCAGCATTTCCCATGTCCTCAAAGGATTCGCCTGGCGCAGCGGCTTTAGCGGCTTTTGGCACGTTTCCGACGTAGTCCGCCGTGACTTCGCTGTAATAGTGCTTGGTGCCGTCCTTTTCGTAAGAGTTCGTCGTGAACCGCCCCAGGACGACGACCCGGTCGCCTTTCAAGAGATTCTGCGCCAGATCCGACGACGGCGGCCAGCAGGTCACCGGCACGAACGACGTCATTTCTTTCGCCTGCCCATCCTTTCCCTTGTAGGTTTCAGAGCAGGCCACCGTCATCCGGACGAGGGTCTTGCCGGTCCGGGGCACGCTGACTTTCGGGTCGCGGGCCAGGTTGCCCATAAGCTGTACTTTATTCAATCGGTTTACCTCCTTAATCCACGAACACAACGTTTCCGTCATGATCGATGATGCTTTGATGTGGTAATTTATCATCGCTCATGTGGCTGATGTTCTCCAGCGTATTCACCACGTCGTAATATTCCATGTTCGTGCCGTCGTTTGTAATCGGCATATCATAGGTATCCCAATATCTGGGGTATCTCCGATTGCGCTTGAGTACATCCAGTTCAAATAATTCATCGTGCGGGCCACGGATGACACTAGCTCCGTAGCCATTTTTAAAATGAAATTCATAGTATTCTCCGTCTTCATGGTATTCGGCCCATGGTTTAAATTTTCCGAACTTCATGGCTTTACCCTCGCTTTCCACCTTTTGAGCGTAGCCCGGTCGCTGCCGTCTACGCCCAGCACAAAGCACAGATGATTAGACGACGTGCCGCCGTCGTATCCTGTGCCTGCAAGAATCAGCAAGGATGCGACCTCGGCAAAGGTAAAGTGTGAGTTTGAGAAGTGCCTCATGTAATTCCCCATGATGCGTTCCGCCTTTTTAAAGTCAAAGCCTTTCGGGAAAAGCGGATGCCCGGAGGCGTCGAAATAAATATCTCTTTCTGTCATCTTCTTCTACCTTTCTCCACGGTTCCCGCGGTAAATATCGACCGGTCCAAACTGTTTTTCATAGGCCGTAAGGGCCGGGTAATCAATCCCGCATTCAACGTGCAGGCATTTCATGAATTCCCAGATAGGGACCTGGCTCTTTAGGACGGCGTCGATGTTGTCGTGGATGTATTGCTGTAGATCCTGCAAGCGCTTCGCGCCCCATTTAAACTCGTGGCGCAACGAGTGCAGCGTCACAATGACCGAGGCGGCCACGTGGTCCGTCACGTATTTCCGCAGACGCCAGTCCTTCGTCTTGCCTGTGATGAGCCGTTCCAGGCGCTGGGCGTCACGCTCATTGAGGAAGCGGTCGAACCCGAAATCGTCACACAGCTCATCCCGCCAGCGGATGGAGAACCCGTGCTCTTTCGAGTCCAGGTGCTCCCAGGCGGCGTTGAGTTTTGCGAACCGGTTTCTCCCGAACCCGTACTTATCATGCAGAGCCTGGTAGATGAGGGTCAGCCCCCAGTCCGCCCCGCTTTCGGCGCCGACTGCATAGCGGTGCTTGGCTTTTTCGGCCCGTTTCTTTTCCATGGCCCGTGAAATGTCATTCATTCCGATTGTCCTCCCCGAAAATGTGTGCTCCGATGTCGGCCATTTCCGGATCATCCAGGATGTCATCCGACGGGGCCGGTTCCGGGTCCGCCTTCACTACTTTCTTCGGGCGGCCTTTTTTCTTCGTATTTGCCGTTTTAACGGCTTTTTCTTGTTCCTTGGTGTGATTTATCGTAAGGCTGTGTAAAAACGCCGTAAGCTCGATGTCACTGCCATTCATGTCGATTTTAATTTCCATCTTTCTCTCTCCTTTCCGGTTTTCCTACGCCAGCAACCAATGCAGGCAGTCATGCAGCGTTTCCTTGGTTTCTTTTTCAAACTGCCCCTGCCGGTTGTCGACAACGATGTATTTCGTCCCGTCGAACGCCATGAACTGGGCCTTAGGGATGTATTGCCCGTTGTCCCGTCGCCATTCCAGCGCTGGGATTTCCGCAGCCGTCACTAAGAGGACGTTGTTCAAACGGTTCTGGTATTCCGCCAGGGCCTGCCGCAGCCAAACCACATTACAAGTCATTTCTTCCTCGCTCCTTTTCTGCCATCATTCCGGCATTTTCAGCCGGGCGGCCAACTCATTCGTCAATTCTTTCACGCCAGCCAGGCCGGCATCGGCCAGGTACTTCTGATTAACCGGGACGCCGGAAGCGGCGAATTCCTTCACCTCGGCCACATGGGCCGCTTCCGATTCGTAGGCTTTTCGGAACTGGGCCCGCAAAATGGCCGTGTCATCGGTCGGCGTCTGGCAGATCTCTTTCCAGCCAAACCGGTCGACGACGCGCTGCGTCACCGGGTCGTCGAATGCCGGCACACCGGTATAGCCGACGGCGGCGATGGCCTTCTGGACCTTGCCCCAGGCCGTGGCGCTGTCAATCGGTTTGGTCCCCATCGCCAGCGCCATCACCTTTTCCGAGGCTTCCCGGATTTCTGCAATGGTCGGCAGAAAATGGCAGTGATTGATACAATATTCCACCCCGGCCGACAGGGCCGCTGGTGGGATGTCTTTGAGCATTTCCACATAGAAACGCAACCGTTCTTCCGGCATGTCATTTTGGAACCCTAGCTGCAAAAGACCAATCGCTCGCAGGGTCGCTTCCTTCTTCTTCATCGTCATCCTCTCCTTCTTGGGCATGGTATTCCGCCATCAGATTATTCACGACGTCGATGGCCGCCTTCTTGCTGTTCCTGGGTTCCGGCTGTGGCCGGGCCTTCCCGCCGTCGTATCCGTCGGACTGCCAGCTTTTCAATATGCCATGGATATAGGCCAGGCTCCGTTTGTTACGGGTAACGGCTCTGTCGATGGCTTTCATGACTATGTCGCTGCCAAAATCTTCCACCAGGGCCTTGAGTTTTTCCATATCCATTTCCCCAGGCATGGCGTAAATGTTTTGGCGGTATGCGGTGATGACAGAAGCCAGGGCGTCGTCGGATGTTTTTCCGACTTTCTCTCTCTCCTCTCTACCCTCTAATCTCTTATCTCTATCTCTATCTCTATCTCTATACTCTATCTCTACGCTACTTTGTAACGCCCCATCCGTTACATTGGTGTTACTTTGTAACGCTTTTTGGGCTTCTTTTTTCTTCTTGCGATACTTGCGGACCCGTGCCGCGGAAGCGGATTCACTGCCGACCATGTTCTTGACTTCTGGCAGGATTGGGATGCCTTCCTGGGTTTCTTCGATAAGCCCCAGATGCCGAAAAAGCGATAGCGCGACATTGACGGTATCGATGTCAAAGCCTGTTATCTGTGATATCTTTTTCGGCTCATAAGGCATCGTCATGTCTCCAATCCTTCGGGCTAGTTCACCATCAGCATTGGCTGTCAGCAAACATAGCTGAAGGTATAGAACAATATATTTACATCCATTGTCCTGTTCCTTCAGCCAGTCGATGGTGTCCTGGCTGAAGAAGTCCATATTCAGCTTGATCCAATAGAAACGTTTATTTTCTGTGCTCATAGTTACCTCATATGCGGGCCAGCGGCTCTCCCCGTTGGCCCATCATTTTTTTACATATCGAGCGATGCTTCAAGGATGGCATCGTCCTGTTTTTCCTGGGCTGTCTGTTTTTTGACTTCTCCCGTTTTCGGATCTACGCCGTCAGGTACGGTTTCATCGGCAGGCAAGGTTTCCGCTTCCGTGTCAATGGTGACGGTTTCGTCTTCTTCATCGACCATGTGTTCCGAGATGGTCGACTTGATGGTTTCATCCGCAGCGATGGCCCGGACGAATTCCGTCTTGATCGGTGCGTATTTCAATACTTTCTTGATGACCGTCTTTTTCGCCATTTCATCGAAATACTTGCTCCAGGGCGAATAGGAAGAGCTGAAAGACTGGCTTGTCTTCTTGGCGTGCTGGGTGATGTCTTCCTTGCTCATCACTTCGAAGCCATAGCCGCCGTTGGTCATGTGGAATACGGCATAGTACATGATGACGTCGCCCCGGTCCTTGATGGCCGGCACATGCCGGAGTTTCGGTTCCAGACCATATTCGTATTCGAATAAGTCGTTTTCATATACTTCGTGCGCCTGGATGTCCTTGATGTCCCCGCTTCGGTATGCCAGGTCGATCATGCCCTTATAACCAAGCTGGAACTGGCATTCAAGTTTCCCTTTGTTCCGGTAGGGGATTAGATAGGCCTGGCCAATCGGAGTGTTCGGTTCTACCCCGAGCTGGGCGGCCTGCATCATAGCCCCCAGGAAGCTGGCTGGCGTGCACTGCTGTAATTGCGGGTTCGTCGAGAGGGCCGTGAAGACCATCCTCGTAAAACGTTCCGGCGTCAGTACCGACGGCAGGGCCTTTTTGATTTGAGGTTCCATGGCCTTGATGAGCCCTTTCAGGCTCGTGTCTTTCTGCTGCATCTGCTGTACCTGTGCCGTTTTCTTCGTAAGTCCACCTTTGGTGTTCATGAATGATTCCTCCTTTTATTTGATGGCAAAGCGTCGGCTTGCCTTGCCAATAGAAATGAAGCCTTTGTCGCGCAGTGTCTGGTAGATGTCCGGCGCTGATTTTTTGAGCTTGGACAGGGAGCAGGTTTCCCTGGGGTTCGTCGTCTTCCAGGTGACCCGGTAATCGCCGACCGTCCCGACTTCCGCTTCCCCCAGCATGTCCTTCAACTGGTTTTCGCGAAGCGTAATCTGTGCTTTCAGCTGCTCCAGGATTTCCTTGTCCCCGCACAGGTCGTCGATGATCTGTGCCGCATCATCCGGCAGGACGATGGATCTATCTTCGCCATGATACCGGTCAGCCAGCGCCTGGGCGCAGGACACGCTACCATCAATCGGTGGGGCTGTGTGTGTCTGCACGAGGCCCCAGAATTCCCGTTCCGCGGAAATCAGTTCCTGTATATCCTGCTCGTTCCGTTCGACCACCTTATAGGTAGGGTCGTTCCCACCGATGAGGACCGCGATATACCAGCGGTCAGCGCCGGTCACGGCCATATAATGAAGGCATTGGCAGTAATAGGCATCCGGGATTTCGTCGCCTTGCCATTTCTTGTATTGGCTGACGCCGGCGGTCTTGATTTCCAGACCGGCATTCTCCCCGATGACTTCCCGGTCTACATTGGCCAGCATGAAGGGAAAGCTGCGGTTCTGCAGCGTCCCCAGTTTCCGGACCTTCTTTCCGGTTTCTTCCTGGAACCAGTCGGCGATATTCGGTTCATTCTTATGGCCCCAGTAGATGTACTGGTTGCCCGACAGATCTGGCGGAACGGCCTGGCCGGTCTTTTCCATCCAAAGCTGATACGGGGATTTATATGAGTTGTATCCCAGGATGATGGCGGCATCACTGCCCCCGATACCCATGTCGCGGGTCTTGAGCCATTTATCATGATCCTTTTCGGCCTCCCGGACCGACAGTATTAAATCACAGTTACGATAAGCCATGGTTTTTCTCTCCTTTTTCTGGTATAATGAAGTTGAATTTTTTTGGTATGTGGCCGTTGTCTGGTAGCTCAGGCAGCGGCCATTTTTAGTATCTGATGACCAGCCGCTGACCTGGCTTTAACGTCGGGTCCGGCCCCAAATCGTTGTTGATCTGAATCTGGTAGATGACCTCCCGGACGTCCTGCCCGGTCTTGTCAGCGATAGGGCCAGCGATTTCCCACAGTGTTTCGTCTGTGTCGACGACGTGGATGATGGCTGTATCGTTCGCAATCGTTTCGGCCTGGGACCAGGGCGTTGCACTGCCGAGATACAGCCCAACCCCGAAGGCGGCCACGATGGCCATCGCACTCCGGACGGCCCGGAAACGCGGCTTACGCTTTGGCCTGGTCAACCCATGTTCGTAAATCTTCATGGTCTTCATGGTTTTTTCCACCTCCTTCCACGAAGCCAATCAACTGAGTTTTCGTACACCGGACGGTACGCCCATACCGGAAACCTATTTCATGAATGATTTCGTAAGCCTGGTTCATGCCAATCCTTAAGAATTCGGCCACATCTTTTGCCGTTAAAATGGGGGGTAATCCCTTGTAAATGTCTTGATTCATGATTTCCTCCTTTCTTCTCCCGTTCTAACTTCGAAAACAATGCAATTTCTATCAATAACTTATCCCGCCTTGGAATTGTTGAGTTGAGCCATATTTCATCCCTCGTTGACGAAACTATTTACAAGGCCTACGAAGCTTTTGATGAATATAAACAAGGTACAAAGATAGTTCAAGAGCATCCAGACAATTACAGTAGTATGGAAGTTTCCAGTGGGTCGTTTTCTATTACACCTTTTGGAGATGTCTTTAAAAAGATTTGCCTATAGTTTTTGGATTTTTTCCCACATAAACTCTCCCATCTTTACTGCCAACCATCCTGCAACGGTAACATTAATAATGGTTGAAACTAAAATCATTAGACAAATAAAAATATAGTTTTCCATTTTAGCCTCCAGATAATTAATTTTTTGAATATTCCATATCAAACCATCTTTTTATGGATTCGCAGGAAAGGTCATCAAGTGCCAGCTTGGTGGCCTTTTCTTCATATTGACGGTCAATGATGGTTTTGATGCGTCGCCATTCGTTCGCTTTTAGCCCATTCACTAATTGCAATACAATGGCCAGCTTTTCGTTCTTCGTCATGCGCTCGCCTCCTTTTATAAAAACCTTTCCATATCACTGGCGTCATACGCGTCTACGGCGCTGATTTTATCCACCAGCTCACCGTCATTAGCATTGACGACGACCAGGTATACGCCACCGCCAAACGTTTCTGCCAAAAAATTATGGATGTCTGCTATGGTAAGATTGCCTCCTTTGGGACTGCTGAATTGCCACGCCTGGGTGCCGGTGCAGTTTCTATAGGGCTCCATTGTCAGCTTCTTTGCCACACTGCTCGCCTCCTTAGTGTCCCGCTTCCTGGTCATCCCGTTCGATCATGGGCAGAACCCCATGTTTCTTGAGGAGCTGATACAGGAAGAGCCGTCCTTTCTGGGTCCATTTTGTATTCATGACCACATCTGGGCTCCCATCACTCCGTTTGATATTGATTGTTTCACTGTGGGTATATCCCTTGTTCTGGTATTTGCTGTATAACAGCCACTGACCGCCAAGCTTGTAGATAACGCCAAACTTATGAAGCATTTCGTTCATTGCCTTGCCACTCATGCCGTAATCTTTAGCGATCTGTGTAATAGTTACCAGCCCTTTATTCTGAAGAATATGGTCTGTATAGTCTGCCATCGGCTTGAGTTCACCGATGATCTGTGACTGTTTTGCGATGGTCGCATCCTTCTCAGCAAGCACTGTCTGTGCTTCAAGAAGCGCCCGCGCCATCAATTCCTTACCCGTTAGTTCCTTCGGCTTCGGATTGAAGTAGTTTTCTTCGAGCGCGTCGAACATCTCCCATGCTTTGTCCGTACCTAACATCTTGCTGTGACGACTTGCACCACGGCGAGTCCAGAGATAGATGGCAGGGGTATGATTGAACTGGTCCGCAAATTGCGGATTAGTTGATACGCTATCCTTAAAAGCTTTTAGCTCAGCCCCTTCGAGCTTGTAGTAATGTTTCCCGGCTTCAAAACGTCCTTCGTTGCGTTTGAAGTTTTCACTGATTCGTTTCGGCTCGCACTCATAAGCCTCGGCCAGCTGTTCCGTCGTGAGTACGCGGATACCCTGATATTCTACTGGGGCCATATCTTTTACGTCTCGATTGTTTTGGCCTTGCCTGCTAGGTTCATGCGTAACAGGAAAATTAGTTAAATCATTTTCCAGGCCAATACAGTTCATAAATTTGGTCTTTATTTCCCACGTAAAATCCGAACCTCTAATTAAGCCCTTGATTCCATCTTTGCTAATGACTCTAATGCGCTGTTTTCCGCCATTAGTCATCGTTTCAATGAACTTGCGGTTATTACTGTCAACATACTTCCTAACGAAATAGTTCGCGGAATCTTTGCTATACCCTAGCGCTACCACTACATCTTTGCCGACGAACCACGGTTCGCCGTCTATCGTGAGCGTTCTTACCTGCCCGAATTCCGGGCTATTGAAAATTTTCAGTTCATTCATATTTAGTCCCTCCTTTAGTCCAACGATGCCCCGAGTTTTTCTTCTACTTCATCGGCCCAGCCGCGGACAATGTCCGTTGCCTTGCTCTGCTTCATGCTGGCTTCCAGGACATCCCCGATGGCGTACATATACCCACAGGCAATGTTGGCAAATTCCTTCGCGCCTTCTTTGGTCCAGCCGTTTTTGCCTTCCTTTGCCCACTGCTGTACGCAGATGGCCTGCCCCCAGCGTTGTTGGAACCGGGATTTCAACAGTTCCTTTTCCTTGCTTGTCATACTCGCACCTCCTTAATTACTTGTATTTCCGTCATTTTGTTTCAAAAAATTAAGGTCGATTCCTAAAATATCGGCCAATCTCGATAATACTTTCAAACTCGGAGTGTATCGGCCTCTTTCCACATCTGCATAATATGCACGCGAAACACCGACCATCCCAGATAATTCCAATTGAGTTAATCCAGCCTTTTCCCGAGCGGACTTGAGCACATCTCCAATTTTATTCACTATACCACCTCCCTTCTTTAATCACTTGTATTTCCGTCTTGCAAAGTAAGTGTACAGTATTTCCGTCATTTTGTCAATAGTATTTCCGTCATATTTATATTATAATGGTCTCAAAAGACGGAAAAACCGCACAAGGTAAAATAAGGAGGGATTTTCATGAAAAGCATAGGTGAACGAATTAAAGAAGCGAGAAAGTCGGCTGGATTGACACAATTAGAACTGGCTAAAAAAACAGAGCTTTCCCGCTCTTATATTGGTGATATAGAAAAAGATAGGTATAACCCAAGTGTTTCTACCCTTCAATTAATAGCTACGGCAACAAATACTCCATTGGAAGATTTACTTCCATCAACTAAGACAGTTTCCCCCA